GGAAGCGAACAGAGCAGGCCCTGGCGGAAGCGAAAACAGCGCTCGACGTTGAGCAACGATACTCCGAAGCCCTGCAAAACAAACAACGAATCAACTGGCTGCAACAGCACGTTAAAAGGCTCGAGCAGGCCCTGGAAATAGGAATTTTAAAACCACAAACCTCATGAACAATAACCTATTAAAACGCTCCCTCAGCCGCCAGCAGGCGATATCCGTTGCAACCAGCCAGACAGATGCAGGCTCCGAAATGCAGGAAAATATAATTACGGCTCTTTGCGGGCCATTGCTCGCAACAAACTCAGCAGAGTTTAAAAAGGGCCGGGCGGCTGCATACCGGAAACTCGACCCACTATCCCGTTACATAGTTGATGAAATGCTGCTCGCCGAATCGCTGGATGCTGCATTTGTGTCCCTTGAATATGCCATTGCAAACCTTGAAAACGCCTCGCTGGCAATACTTTAAACAACATGAAAACAAAACTATTAATCACAGTATTGATGATGATTACAGTTTGCGGATATTCGCAACGTAATTATTTCCCAGACCTTGAATGGCCCCGTGCAAATGTTAAGGCCCAAAACCGGGATTTACAGGTAATTTATTCATCAGCCGATTACATCGAATATAAAATCCCAGGCGGATTTATTGCATATACATTCGAAAAAAGGCATTGCATAATGGCGCAATTATGCATGGACAGCACCGCCGGAATTAACTTTATACAGCAGCGCCTGGAGCAAAACTGGAAATACGTTGCTCCGAATGTTTATGATTATCACTCCGGCTCCTATGTTGAACCGATAAAGGTAGAAGCGGATTGGTGTGGCGGCAACGTTATTTTCTCATATACATTAAAGCCTGAAAATGATTAAAGCAAACGATAAAACATTGCAGCAGCAATTGGCCGAAATCATGGAGGCCCCATGCAATGACATTGCAAACATAAACAGCGCCGACAGAACGTTTGAAATAGGGAAATTCGTTTATTGTTTTACCTTTACAAAGTCTGGCAGCATTACCAAACAGAGTGTCAAATTTAACAGCATAAAAAAATGAAAAAAAGGAAAGTTCAAAAAGGTGTTTTCGCCCAACAGTTGGCCGACGTTGCACAAATGCCAAAACGGACATTTGAGGCAACAATTAATTTCCCAGGCTTAAAAGCAAAAATTGGAAGAAACCAAAAATGTCCATGCAAGAGCGGGCTGAAATATAAGTATTGTCACGGGAAGGACGTTTAATCCTTATTTGTAATCAGTATAAATAACTATTTTTATAAAAATATTTGTGAAAAAACTTGCTTTCGTGTTTTTAATTGTTGTATATTTACACCGTTAAACAGTTAACATAAACCTTAAAAACTTCGCAACATGAAAAAACAAGCTATTGAACTGGATTACTGCAACATGACCGGGATTTTATACTGCAACGGCGTTGCACTGGTAAGGGAAAGCATCAACGAAATGGCAGAGGCCCTCGTGCAAATGAATGCAGCTATGGAAGATGCAATGCAGTATATTAACAAGCCGGGGATGCAATTTCAAGCCGAGCCGATTATTCATTTTGTTGACACAGTAAATGAAACGGAACACAATTTCACCCAGCAGGATATTGTTGAATGTATTTCATACATCGACGAGCACGGATACGAAATTGCAAACCGGGCCGATTTTCAGTAATTATAAACCCCGGCCCCCGGTATAATGCCGGGGGCCTTTTAAACTTAACAACATGGTAATCCAATACATAATCGGAGCGATGCTCGTTGTAACAGGTGTTTATTTCCTGTTCTCTGTTTTTGTTGCAGCCCTGTCCCTATACAATGCCGACAGCCGGGCCGAAAAAATAATCGGCGATGCTTTTATGCTGTTTTGCTTTTTATTAAGCATTGCGGCCCATACCGTAAAACAATTCATAATCATAACAGCAAACAAAATCAGGAGGCAGCATGTATAAAATCACAGACACAGACTTGGTCGAAGAAACCGATGTTTTAACTCAAACATTCCACACGGGCCGGGTCAGCAGTAAAATATCAATCAATTTTCAGGAACGTAACGGCGGGGCCGCAACGGCAAAGCAGGAGGCGTTCATGCTCGACGGGAGCCCGTTAAACATTGAGGAAACAATTGAGGGGAGGCATTTTTCTGAGGAAGGGAAGAGCATTGATGTTTCTATTGTGATGAACCACATACATGAATATATCAGGTATTGTGAACAAAACAATTTTTCGGTATGAAGCTCCATAAGTCTGTAACCACCCGCACAATACTCGACATCTGTTGTTTGGTTTGCGGGCGTGATATCGGCGATGTATTAAGTGACAGCCGAAAACGTGATCTCGTAATGGTGAGACAGATTTATGCCTATGTTGCTCTAAAATACGGATTTCAACCAACGGCCCACATAATTATCGGGAAAGACCATTCGACTATGGTTTACAGCCGGGACACAATTGCAGGGTTCCTCCGTGGTAAAAATGAATGGGAGATAAAGGGCTTTGTCAAAAAGATAGAGGAGATATTGCTCGGTAAATATGACGTCCGGCTTTATTGTGAAAAGAATGGCGTCTGTAAATATGCTGGCGGATTTAACATACCTTTGTTCGGTGAAAGCTATGAGGCGGAGCCGATAAATGAAGATGAGATTTTAGTTTTTAACATAAATTCAAACCAATGAACAAACACATTTTAATCGGTAACCTGGGCAAAGACCCCGAGGTTAAAACCTTTGACAACGGAGGCAAAATTGTAAACGGCTCCCTCGCCACATCTGAAACCTATAAAAACAAAGCAGGTGAAAAGGTAACGGAAACGGACTGGCATAACATTGTATTCAGCGGAGCGCTGGCCGATGTTGCTGAAAAGTATTTGAAAAAAGGGGATAAGGTTATGGTCTCCGGGCGCTCAAAGCAGCGCTCCTGGGAGACAACGGACGGCGGGAAAGCCTACATGACCGAAATCAGGGTGACAGACCTTGAAATGCTGGGAGGCAGGGCAACAACAGCCAGCACAGAAGAACATGCAGCACAGCCCGCCACAGGCAGCCTCCCGGCTGATGTTTCAAACGATTTACCGTTCTAAAAACGCAAACACCATGTCAGAAGAATCAATGGAAAAACAGCTCGCCGAAGAGGCTGAAGCATTTTTGTCCCGGCTGCATGAAAAATATTCAATGGAGCAGCAAAACAAAATCATGAACCATATTTTTACAGCAATATTCAGAAATCGTAAAAGCATAGCAGAGCAGCACGAAAAAGAGCGCCAAAAGATTTTACAAAGCAGCAGCGAATTGGCCTTAGTCATTGAAAACACCTTAAAATAATCTCGCAAAACAATAACAGGGGGGCCGCCCCCCTGTTTTAAATTTGAAAGCATGACACGAGAACAGTTTAATCAGTTTATCGATCAGGATATTCCACAGGCCCTTTTTCATGTATCAACAACAGACAAGGACGCCACGCATGGTTGCAGGGCCGACGAGTTAATACTTTTAAATATGTTACATGCAAACCCGGCGGCGCTGAAATATATGCCGTTGATTTGGTTTGTTGAAACTTTCATTGACAAGGCTATAAATTAACAAACAAAAAAATGTCATTATACTTTTTTCGGGCCAGGGTTGTTACCTGCAACGCAATTTCATCGAAGATACTGGACATAGTTACAGACGAGCATCAAGATGTCGTCCGGCGCAAATTAAAAGCAGAAGCAAACGGCGCAAACCTTGACTTATCATACCGGGACATGGATACCGTGGAGCAGGTTTATCAAGTTTATTGCTCAAAGTGTGGCAAAAAAGAGGCAGCAGTTAAATTGGGCGGCGGATTTAAATGTATTGTCTGTTGGACAAAAAGGCCAGGACACAGGCGTAATCATTACAGGAGGCGCAAACAATGGTGGAAGTAAATTTAAGGAACCCGAGCTTTTATACCGAAACATTCAACAAGACAATCCCCTGTTTCTATGGGGATTTTAGGTTCAATGTCATTATGGGGGGCTCAAATAGCTCGAAGTCATATTCCGTTTATCAACATTTTATATTAACCTTTTTAGCAGAGCAAAAAAGGGATTACCTGGTATTGCGGAAGCACGGGACGTCGTTGTATGACAGCGTCTTTATGGGGATGAAAAATATTATAGTTGAGTTCGGTATCGGCTGGATGTTCAACATACTCGAAAGCCCCGGCAAATTAACAATAATCAATAAAAGTACGGGCCGCCGTATCGTTTTCAAGGGCCTTGATGACACGGAAAAGATTAAATCCGCCGTGAACTTTAAATACTGTTTACTTGAGGAGGCAAACGAATTCAGCCTGCCAGATTGGCTGGAGGTTAACAGGCGGCTCAGGGGCTTTGAGGGGATTAAATTCTTCTTTGTTTTTAACCCGGTGAGCAGGCAGCATTGGCTCAATAAACATTTTTTCCTCACCGACATAATTAGAGAAAAAACATGCTTTGTTCATTGCACCTACCACGACAACAGGTTTGCAACAAAGGCGGATATCGAGGAGCTTGAAAATTTAAAATACCTGGATGAAAACGATTACCGGGTTTACTGCCTCGGCGAATGGGGCGTCCTGAGCAGCCGGATAATCTTTAAAAACTGGAAAATAATCGACGAAATTCCTGTTAATGCAAAGCAAATTCCGAGCGGAATGGACTTTGGCATGTCCCCCGACCCAACAACGCTGATAGACCTTTATTTATTGCCAAAACCTACAATTGAAGGTCAGGTATTAACAGAGGAAGAAGCCGCCGTAAATGCAGCCCTGGCGGGGACGCTTATCATTGATGAACGGATATATGACACAGGGCTGGTTTCTATTAATACCCAAAACGAATTAACGCAAAGCATCCAGGGCCGCCTGGAGGAGCTTGATTTTAGCAAAGAGCAGGTAATCGTGGCCGATAATTCACATAACATGACAATCCGGGAAGTGCGGGATGTAGGATATAGTATTTTTGCAGTAAAGAAACCGAGGGTTGGTGAAAGTTTAAAGGTAATGAAATCATATCAAATACTAATCACCCGGCGGAGCACTCATGTAATTAATGAATTCGAAAATTATATGCTCAAGGTAGACCGCAACGGGGTTATTTTACCGGAGCCAGTTGATGGCAACGACCACACGATTGACCCGTGTCGGTATGTGTTAAGCATGAAAGGGAGGCTGTGGTAATCGGGCTCGCTTATTTATAATCAATATAAATTAGCATTATTTAGTAAAATAATCATAAAAATATTTGCATTCGCTGTTTTGATTGTTGTATATTTGTAGCACGTTAAACAATTAAAACTTCGCAACATGAAAAAGTTTGAAAATGCAAAAGTAGGAGGCCAGGCCACAATCGCCACACTCGGAACAAGAATTAAAGGTATTATCACAAATGTATCCGGCGGATATATCGGCGTGAGGATTATTTATAAGGGCGAACCAAGAACAGGATTTTTCACAGAAGGAACAGGCCGTATATCAGGCAGGTGTTATTTCAGAGGGGTGCTGGTTGAAGTTGAATACAACGAGCCGGACAGTAAAAAGGAAATTATTTTAAACGCCCTTTTCACACAGACCGCATCCTTGAAATCACAGTACATCGCAATGACAAAAGAATGGGCCGCCGGAGAATATAGCAGGATGCTGGCACGGGCTGAGGCTTATCGCCAGATGATTTACCCTGACACAGCAACAGAACGGAAGGCATATTACAGGGAGCAGAGATGGTATTATGCTCAATCTTTTCCCGGAGTTGATAAGTTTGTAGCAAAGCGGGCAAAGGAAGCCGAGGAGCATTACACAGACAGCATCAAAAAACTGGCATACAGAATCGAGCAGCGCAACATGAACGCCGAGGGCCTGCAAATAAAGACCGCCCATGTAGGGGTTAACATAAATACAACATTTACAGACGGAGTGCAAACCGTGAGAGCTTTTACAATTATTGCAGAAGGCCCCATTCAGCGCCCACATTACAGGTATTTAATAAAGTAATACAAACGCAAACCCGGCCCCCTGCAAACGCCAGGGGGCTTTAAAACAAATAACATGAACAACTCAAGGAGAAAACAAATTCAATCTATTGTTGAAAAGATTGAAGAATTGAAAAGCGAAATCGAGCAAATCAAAGACGATGAGCAGGAGTATTTCGATAACATGCCTGAATCGTTTCAAGGCAGCGAAAAGGGCGAAATGGCTGAGGCCGCCGTTTCTGAGCTTGAAAATGCCTTTGATTCAGTTGAAGAGGCCATTAATAGCTTAAATAAATCAATGCAGTAAAACCAACGAAAGGTGGCCCACATGAAAAGGTAGATAAAAAATGTTGCTATGATAAAAGGCCCCAGGCGGGGCTTTTTTTGTTTAAAAGTTTTAATAAAAACATCACCCACAATTCATGTAAATATATATACATTTGCCCAAAAGCAGGCCCATGAATTTGATGAAGAAGTTTTTTAACCGTGGCGAAGGTAAAAAACAAGACGGACAGCGCTCTGAAATCCCTGACTTTTACGGGGTTGGGTCATCAGCAGCCGTCTGGATTAACCTATCGGAAGACCTTGATTTCCTCCGCTGTTGGGAGGAAAACCCAGTGCTCCGGGCCGTCCTTGAAATAAAGGCACGGGCAAAATCAAACATGATTTTAAAGGTTAAGGATATCAAATCCGGCGAATATGTTACAGCCCAAAACACAATCCGCCCCGATGCGAAGCCATTGTTAAAGTTACTCTCACGGCCCAACCCGTTGCAAAGCGGGGCCGAATGGATGTTCAGCCGGGAAGTTAATTACGGCGTTTTTGGGAACTCATACGATTACGGCTCTTTGCCAACAGGCTTTAAACAATTTAATTTTTCGAATATAACATCAATAAAGCAGCTCCCGCCATACCTTGTTTCATATACATTAACAGGTAAATTCTGGGAGCAGTCAACCATTGAAGGTATTGTTGAAAAGTATATACTTAATATTGCAGGCGCAAACAAAGATTTCAACCCGGTGCAAATACTCCACCGCAACGATTCGAACATACGGTTTGACCGGGATGTGTTAAAAGGGAAAAGCAAATTATTGGGCCTCCGGAAGCCTTTGAGCAACATTGAAATGGCGTTTGAAAGCCGCAATGTTATTATCCGCAAAAGGGGCGCCCTGGGCTTTTTCTCAAGCGAATTGGGGGATGCCAACGGCAAACTGCCAATGACAGAAACGGATATCAAAAAGGTGCAAAAGGAATTCGAAAAATACGGAACCCTCGAAGACCAATATCAGTACATACTTTCGCCGATACCTTTAAAGTATCAAAAAACATCAATGAACATTGATGAGCTAAAGTTATTTGAGGAAGTTTCGGCGGACGCCATGCTCATTTGCAATGCTTTTGGCGTCCCGGAAATACTTTTGAAACTTTACCTGTCCGGAGCAACATTTGAGAACCAAGAGGCATCGGAGCGCAGGCTTTATCAGGGGACTGTTATACCGGAGGCCGGGGATGATTTAATCTCTATTAATAACTGGCTCAAAACAGCGGAGGACGGGCTTATTATTGAAGGCTGTTTCGACCATATACCTGTTTTACAAACAAACGAAAAGCAAAAGGCCGAAAGCTATAAAATCATCAGCGAATACCACGAGCGGCTTTTTATGCAGGGGGCCATAACTTATTCACAATGGCTCAACGCAATTGATATCCCGGCATTGCCCGAAGATAATATCCGGATTTGGGATTTAACGCCGGAGCGCCTGGCAGTAATTAAAAAAACAGCAGTACAAACAACGCAAACACCACAATAAAATGGAACTTCTTCAACCGTCCGCCGTCATAGCTGAAAAGCAAAAGAAAATGGACACCTTTTACAAAGTAAAGGGCGAAAATAATGACCTGATGATTAAAGACGTTGACATGCAGAGCCGGACGGTTTCGGGTTTGTTCAATGCCTATTATTTCCTCGACAGCGACCGGGATGTTTTAATAACAGGGACGGCGGCAAAGAGCATAAATGACCGGGGGCCGGATTCTCAGGCAGCAGCCAAAATTAAACATGCTTTATTTCATGACCTGACAAAATTACCCGGCAAAATTATCGTATTAAAGGAGGCCGAGGTTGAGTTTAATGGGCGCAAAGTAAAAGGCATTTATTTCGAAACAAAAATGTCTGAAACCGAGGACGGGACTGATACGCTCATAAAATACCAGGAAGGCATTTATGACAATCACTCAATCGGGTTCCGTTACCTGCAATTGGATTATATCGACGTTGAAAGCGAAAGCTGGAACATGATGGTCGATATGTTGATTAACCCGGAGGAGGCAACAAAGTATGGATATATGTATTTGGTTAAGGAAATAAACCTTTTTGAAGGATCCACGGTTGCTTTCGGGGCCAACAGCCTGACACCTTATTTGGGCGTTAAAACAGCAGATAAAGCCCTTGTCCAAATGAAGTTATTTGAGCGAATGGACAGGCTTAATAAACAGTTAACATCAGGAACCGTTTCTGATAACGCCATGAAGACCTTTGAATTGCAAATATTACAGATTAAACAAATGATGAGCGAGTTGTTTGAAGCAGCGCCATTCGTGAAGCCCACTGCAAATGCAGAGCAGCCGGGCGGAAATGATAGCGGGGTGAAAATATACTCAATCGACGAAGTGATTGCCAAAATTTAAGTATTAATTAACCAAACATTTAAAAAAAAATGAAAAAAGAAAAAAGAGGGTTCGGACTCTTTGGAACCGGACGAAGAAGCACCTTTATTCTGGGGGCTCTGTTTGCGCTGATTGCCATTATCTGTATGCCGTTTCTCACCGGGACGGTCGGGGGTGCAATTGCACTGGCAACAGCTGGAGCCGCCGGGCTGACTGAAGACCAGATGACAGCCTTGCTCGATAAGGTAAAATCAACCCAGGCCGAAGAAATTACAAAGGCACGAACCGAGTTCAACGACACCATTAAAGGCATGGTCAAGGAGGCCGAGCTGAGTGCAAAGCTCAAGGATTTCACCGACGAGGAGTTAACTGCAATTAAGCAAACAATGACCGACATGGGGCTTAAAAATGCCGAATTGAAAGACATTGTTAAAACCCAGGGAACGGAGATTGAAAGCCTTAAAGAAAAGGGAATTATCGTGCAATTGGCCGCAAAAAATAACCCGGTAACAATGAGGGAAAAAATGGCTGCATTGTTAACAGGTATTTTCAAGACCGAGGATTATAAAAACTTTGAGAAAACAAACTTTGTTGGCGGAACCCAGCAATATACAATCGGCGAAAAAGGCGATATTGTAGAAAAATCAAAGTATGATGAAATCCGTGAAAAGGCTGTTGGCGTTACAGCAGACCACACCGGGTCTGTTTTACCAGCGGAAATTTCGGCAAATGTTCGTGATATCCCTTTGCGTAAAACTCACGTTCGAAACCTCATGACGGTTCGCCCAACAAGCGGGGCCTCTATTGTTGCTCCGGAGGTGACTGATTATACTGATGCATTTACAATGGGCGCAACGATGCTGGCTGAAAACACAGAGGCACAAACCAGCGTTTTCAAAACAAAGGAAAACACCTGGACGGTCAAACGTATTGCACGGGCAATCGAGATTTCAAAAAGGTATTTCAAAACAAACGGCCTCGGCTGGGTTATTAACTGGATTTTATCCCGTTTGCCCGACCAATTGCAGTTTGTTGAGGATTTTCAGTTGATTTTTGGCGACGGTGCTGGGAATAATATTTCTGGACTTGCTAAAAATGCTCAATCCTTAACTTTATCCGGCTCCTATATTGCCACAAACTTTGCATCCCACGCAACGTATAACGGCGGAACACAAACGCTGGTATCATTTGCAGCAGCCCACGGATTAAGGAACGGGGATAACCTTACTTTGGCCAATACAGCCGGGGGAACTTACAATGGAACATATACAAATGTGGCCGTGGTTGACACGAAAACTGTTTTGATTAACAAAGCATTTTCAGCCGACGCCACCGTTGCAGCAAACTGGACAGGTTCATGGACATCGTACTGGTATAACAGCATCGACAACGCCCAGGAATTTGACGTGATTAGCGTTGCAAAGGCTTACCTGGCAGCTGGCGAATATGAGGCCACCGGATGTGTTTTACATAGTAATACAGCAGAGAAAATCGGGCTGTTGAAAGACCTCGATGCTGCATATATTGGAGTATCACGAGATGCCGCTGGCCGTATGAATATTTCCGCAATGCCTATCGCCGTAACAAATGCAATCCCGGCGGGACATTTTATTGTAGGGGATTTCCAGCGGGCCTGTGAATTAGCTGAATACACTCCGCTCACCGTGCAATTGTCGGAAGACACAACGGACAAAAAGAAAAACCAAATCACAGTTATTGCAGAGGAAGAAGTTATTTTCCCCCTGTATAACCCATATTGGTTTGTTTACGGGAAATTCGCTGATGCCATTACTGCAATAGAGAAACCGTAATGCAGCAGTTAATATTAACTGGCCCGGATAAAAAAATCGAGCTTCTTTATAAGGAGCTCGACCTTAAATTGCGTCGCTGGGGGATAGAGGTAGAATGGAAATCGCTCGCCCCCACTGACGCAATCCAAAACCCTGAGCAGGCCGCAACACCCGAGACGGGTATTGCACCGGGCGCAACGGAAAACAACGACTCAGGCAGCCAAACAAGCGATGAAGCCGTGAAAACAGATGTAATTAAAGACAGCGAACAGGAAACTGTTAAGGACAACGAAAAATCATCTGTAAACGTAACAGGGAAGCCAGCCCGCACTACAAAACAGGACAAGGAAGCCGACAATTTAAAAAAGAAGTAAAATGCTCATCGACCTTACATATTTCA